ATTCGCGAAATTAATTTGAAAATAGAAAAAGAAAATAAAAAAACTATTCCAGATATAAAATTCAACACTATTTTTATGGTCGCGCTGAGAAGTTACATTAACTAACCCACGTAACTGACGAACGGTACATAACTAAAAGTAGTTAAACTATTACCCGAGGACCGCATGAATAAAACCGAATACCTAGCTGAGATTGAGCGACTAGACGCAACCATTAAAGAAATTGGTGAGATCCTATTGAACGTGCTTAATAAGGTGCCCGTGGTCCCCAGCAAAGACGATACTATCGTGGTATTACTGGCCGTAAGCAAATCCCGTCAGCAACTCAATGATGTTGCCGAGCAAATTAAGGTGCTCAAATCAAAGGTCGCCGATTGATGTCCCCAGAGCAGGACCAGTTGCTGGTTGCCTCCAATACTCCCGCTAAGCTCACGGCCGCTTTCGGCACCGAACAAGGTGCGAGTGACGGACTCCAAATACCCGCAGTGCTCGATGCCCTTAAAAAGTCCCTGATTTACGACCTTAAAATGGTTGATGTGCTCCTTACAGCGGAGCTGGATGCCATTGATGGTCGCTGTAGTGGGTGTGACCGCGACCTGTCCCTGCCCGACAGCACATGCCAAGATCATTGCGCAGAATGCTGCCCAGGATCAATCGGCATGGCTAGGCGTCATCTATCCTATGCCTATTTTGAGACTATAGAGGATGTACAAGTTTTTAACGAGGATTAACGATGCTCCATAAAACCATGCCGCATAGATTTTCCGAGCCCAACAACTTCGGCCACTGGGAGTTGCTCTTTACCAAAAAACGCGACCTGTACCTACCCGACGAATTCTTCGGCTTCGTGTACGTGATCCGGGAATTATCCGGCGAATTTTACATAGGCAAAAAGCAATTCCATCGCTACCACAAAGGCAAAACCCGGCCGCACTCGGAGTCAAGCTGGCGATCTTACAAGGGATCAAGCAAGCTGTTAAACCCACAAAAAGGCGACTTTAGAGCCATCCTTAGCTGCCATCAATCAAGGGGTGGCTTGGCCTATGCCGAATCCAAACTCCAGTTTCTCACCGATTGCATGATGCGCCCAGGCGAGTTTCTGAATCGGTATATCGCGGAGATAAAATTTAAAGTGGCCCCGCTGACGCCATTGGAAATCAAGCATTCAACCCGGCGCACCAAGCACCCGTTGGGCTTCTGGCCAACGCCTTAAAATGCCTTTATTTTAGGCACAAAAAAGGCGCTACCTAATTGCTAGGTTGCGCCTTTAATTTGCTTATGTTGCGGCTAAAGAGCCATTAAGGTGCGTAAGTCGGCCACATCTAGGTAGGCTAAGCTGTTGTGGATATCAGGCGAAACTTGAAGCATAAAGTTGATTTGTGGACCCAAATCAAACTGCTTTAAAATATCCGGGTCCAGCAGCAAAAACAGGTTATCTGGCAACTGCCCAGCATCCCATTTTTGCTGATAAGCAGCCGAGAGCGCCTTGGTTTGCGGTATCGTTATTAATGTTCATAATATGCCCCCTTAAGGGAAGATAACCCGTCGCAGTATTACGAAAGGTTATATCACATCATAGAGGGTAAAAGGGGCTTTGTCAAATCAATGGCCGTAATCCACTATCACGGCACGAGCCGCATCCAAGCAAAATTTTAAATTGTAAAAGGCGGCCAGAGGTTGCCGCTTACCCGCCACCAAATAAACCCGTTGGCCCTTATCCATATACCACGCCATTTCAAGGCGCAAATCATCGTATTCGTCGGCGGCTAAAATATCCTTCGCGATTGCCCCAATCCTTGATTTGTGCTGTTGCTCGTGGGACAGGCCCGATTGGGCGTAAAATTCATCATCCTCATCGGGCGTGATCGTCGTGTGCCAGATAAACGTGCTTTCGCCGTTTGCTGGGTCGTGCGCCACTAAGTGGTACCGCTTGTTTTTGAGATAGTTGCTTTTCATCTGCTGCTGCTCCGGTTTGGTTGTCCCGGGGATTATACGAATCGCGATCCATTTGTCAAGCCATTCCCGGCGACTATATGACGGCAACAACAACTAAATGAGAGTCTAAAAATGATCGAATTTGACGATGAAATAATAGTAGTGGATAGTAGTGTGTATTTACTTGAGAGGATGGAAGAAAGCGAGAAATATGAATTGGCGTGTGAGAATTTACGCAACAGCCCCGACATTGAGATTATCATTAATTCCCCCGGTGGGGCTGTTAGCATTGCAATGATGCTCGTCGCGGCGATGAACGCCAATCAAAATCACAAACCACGGGCGCTGATCACGGGCCAATGCCACTCATCAGCAAGCTTGGTGGCCCTGCTAGCCCCTGGTGGCTGCTGGGCAACAACTGGCAGTTATATGTGCTGCCACCAAGTCTATCTTGAGCTTAACGGGTCGCCGCAAAGCATCAACGTCGAAACGGCGTTTTACAAAAAGTGGTCAAAAAAGTTGATGAACACTGCCTATAAGGGTTTTTTAACTCCCGTAGAAATACAGTCGCTACTAGATGGTGCTGAAATTTGGCTGGATCATGACGACATCAATAAGCGCCTGACTAAGAGGGACAAACGATGATTAACGATGATGTGGCTATTTTTACACTCGATGATTTCTTAAAATTGCCGGAGCACGAATATTCAATCCAGTCGCAAAAAGAGGTGAATGGCGAACTCGTGACCAAAGTTAATACCTCCTTTTATAATTACTCTTTTCTCGGCCAGCTTCTCCATAGCTTTGACGACATGCCATCGCTTTACACCGCAGTGGACAGCGTTTGCGCCGCGTGGCATAAGCAGGGGCTTTATCACCGCGAGTATGGCCCGGCGTATTACAACGGGGAAGAAATTTTATGGTATCTCGACGGAGAAGAGATAGAGCTGATGAGGGACCAAGAAGAAATTTTGGATGGTTTTGATTCGCTTAAAAATTGGATCGATTACATTAATTTGCCTAGGAATGTAGATGAAACCTATCAGCTGATTCATGATAATGAATATTTCTTTGAGCTGCTTACCGAGCCGACTGCCAAACAACTTCGGGTACATCAAATGGCTCATTTGCTATGAGAAAAGACATAACAATGGTGCTGATCATTGGATCGTTTTTGGTGCTGCTCTGGGCACCAGATGCGCTGGATCGGAGTTATCGAGTGACTTGTATGGGCGTCCAATTAACTCATTATCAAAGCTGCATGGAGCTACATGGTTTGGAGGTGTTTGGATGAAAATCAGCGACGAAACTAAAGGATATTTGGCATTGGCGCTGGTGTGTGTGGCTTTGGCTAGCTTAGCTTTTTCCGTGCTCAAGAAGAAACCTGAGAGTAGTAAATTTGCGCTAGGTGAGCGTGAAAGAAGAACAGAGTGCTATGCGGCTCATCCAGACCACCTAGCAGCTTGTTTGGATCTGTGGGGGTTGAAGCCGCTAAAGTGATTTTAACGGCTGTCCGGGATGTGCTCCTGGACTCACCAGTGGTCTAACCCTTTTGATCACATCGTAGCATTCAATGTATGGTGTCGTTTGGACGCATATAGCCATAGCAGCGTCTTTATTGCTGCTTTTAACTTTATAGGTATATGTAAACAGCCCAATGATAATTGCCACCAGCGCCAAAAAAATTAAAAAACCCCACATGCTTTCTTTTGATTCATCATCCATTTAGTCTTCCCCTTACGACAATTGAGTAACATTCGTCCCACGGTATCGTTTTTACACATTCCACCATGGCGGCATCATTACGATTGTTTTTAACGCTGGATGCGATTACAAAGATAATCACTATAGTCATTCCCAGGATGATGAAAAACGCCCAACCTTGGCAAATTCTCTGCTAATCTCTTCTTCAGTCATTTAGATTCTCCTTTCGTATTTTATCTTCGCGGGCAAGCCGTCGTTTAGTAACCCATTCAGCAAAATACCAAATAGGTACACAGGCGACTATTAACAATCCAACGTATTTAGAAAACATGGCCGCAAATTCGTATTCAGACATTTCGTTTCTCCTTTAGTTTTTCATTTGCGCGTTTACACCGTCCTTCAGCGATCAAAAACCCGATTTGAAATGCTGCCAGTGCATATAAAAACATTGAGCCCAGGATTAAAAGACTTATATCAGTCATTTAGATTCTCCTTTAGTGATTCGAATGCCGTCGCTGTTTGGGAGATGCTCCCAGGTCATATCCGAGCGGTTGTTGAGCATATTAATGATGTGTAAAAGTGATTCTGGGCTGCTTTGAAAGGGCTTCATCAACCCTGGGTGCTCATCGCTCGCGCCGGGCATGAGGTCCGATAGGGTGTTGGATAGCCAAATGTCAGCCACGAGTAATTTTTCTGAGTCTTTCTTAGTGATTAATTTCATTTCGTTTGCCTTTAAGTTAAGTTAAGTTAATTTAGTTAAAAAAATGGCCACTGTTTTAACAGTGGCCTAATAGCCTTTTATGCGGGCTCTTGTGGCTGAAGCAAGATAACGGGGATGTGCTTAGACACCCTTGCCCTGATTGTGTATAGTCTCAGCCGATCCCTCTTGATTGTTTAATTGTGGCAGCTTGAGCGGCTACTCGGCAGAAGCTCGTATAATTCTCGGGCGGCAATTGCGATAAATTTCTCACTGAGAAAATATCCAGTAGTTTTCCCCAAAGAGCGGCTGAAATAAGATTTTCCGAGTCGATAGTTGCTACAGGTAATTGTGTGTCAAATGTGGTCATGGTCATTCTCCAGTGATTACTTAGCTTTGGATGCTTCTTTCTTTTTCAATAAAATTTGCAGACGAGATTCTTTTTCAGGCATGAGTCCAGTGGACACATTTTTGCGTGCCATCAATTCTTGATAACGAGATTCTTGAGCGGGATTGCGCCCAGTGGCCACTGTTTCGCCACAAGACTCGGCTGTAGGTGTTTTAAAACTCACGCTGATGCTTGCGTCAAAACAGCCTGTAAGTTGTAAGACGAGGGCTATGGTTGCTAGTGTTTTCATTAGGTAACTCCGGTGTTGTTGTTGCTACAAATGTTATCGGCCGGTGGTAAAAATACTTTAGCCACCGGCCAGAAACATTCACATATCGATATAATAATTGCGTATATCAGTAATTACATTGTGATCACGAGCGGCTTGGTAGGCATTAATGTTACCACGATAAAAAGCACCTATCGAATGATACTTTTCAGCTACTAGCCATATTTTATCCACTGACCAGGTATTTTGACCGGCCATGTGCGCATAAATGCTGCCAGTTATCCGCAACCTACGAGCCGCCTTGGCACCACCAGGATATGCTTTGTTAAAGGCACTTGGCGTATTAAATTTAAGTGCGTATTCATGGAGTTTTTCAGAATTCCATTTGATGTTTTTAGTCATGATCAGATCCTCTTTAGTTAGTATTCATCTATTTATCGGCCGGTCCAGGGAATACTTTAGGCGCTATTTTACCTCCATACCAATTTAATTCTAAAGGTTTCCAAATCAGCGCCGATAACCATATTCGAGAGCAGCGGGACTTCCCCAAAACCTCATTAACGAAAGCGAGAAATTATCATGTCTATTAAAACTTCTGTATTTGAATATGAATTTGACGGTGGCACTGTATCACTGGATTTTTATGATAAAGAAACTGGTTGCGTTGGCCGCGTTGAATGGCAGTTCCATACCAACAAAACCACCAACCGGTGTGCTTTTAAGCCATTCCACGAACGGCCCGCGTGGCTTGCTAGCGGATACGCATCATTTAGCGATCTATCCGCTAGCGACCAAAAAAAGGTTATTGACGCGCGCGGTAGGTTCGTGCGTAAGTTTATCAAAACCGGCATAACTTTCGTATAATAACCAAGGCAAAAAAAGGCCGCTACCATTCCCGGTAGCGGCCTTTTTTTTTTTGTAAAATAACCTCAAGATTTCACAGCACCCGCCGATAAAGTAATTGAGAGCGGCGGATAATCCAATGCCTCATTAACGAAAAGTGAGATATTATTATTATGAATACTAAATCAAAGAAAATCACAGAAGATCACCCCGCACTATTCCGGCTGGTAGACACCATTTTCGAACTTTGGATGCATCAGGATAGCCATCGCAATGATTCACCTATATTTGCCGCACTGGTTGCGGAAATAGGAAATGAATCAGAATATTTGGATTGGCCATTGTATGGTGTTGTTGGTGAAGTCCTTAACTATGCATTCGCACATAAGGTACATGGTGTAATGGCCGAAAGTTTTTCTGGTCGGTTGGTAAGCGCCATTGTTTCGGCATCTATGGAATAATAACCAAGGCAAAAAAAAGGCCGCTACCAGTTGCTGGTAGCGGCCTTTTTCGTGCTCCTTAAAACACCTGATCGCCGGTTAAGCAATAATGTATAACCCCCCAGCCCATGCCTTACCTCTGGGTTGCTGATCAGCACCTCCTTAGCGCCTAGCATCAGCTTACCGCAATTGGCGGGCGCCAATTGCGCCTCAAAGTCGTCCACCCGATCGGCTGGCAAGGCGTTTATGATGGCTATAATGGCTGCCTCTAACAACCTGTATTGCTCGTGCCGCACTTCCCGGCCCTCGTGATAATCGCCCAGCCCGATGCTTCCATGGCGTTCTATTTCAAAGGCGATGTCGGCGGCCAATATCGCTTCCTCCAAATAATCTTTTCATTTCGTTATCTCCAAGTAAAAAGTGGCGACTGAATTGCCGCCACTTGGTGTAAGTCGTTGTCTATTACGAGATAAGCCACGTCCCGTGATCAACTCGTAACAATAGCCGCATTATCTGGATTTAACGTCCATTGTCAACCCTTTATTTAGCTTAATTTTGGCACTGGGTAGCAAAAAGTGATACACTATTGATTAACAAAGATAAATAGATGTACAAATACAACTAAAACGGGAACTAAAAATAATGAAAAAACGACCAGAAATAGAAGAATACTTTTTGACAACAAGCATTTACGACACATGCTATCCACGCCTTTTGGCGGATATTCAACGAAAATATCCTTTAGAAACAGTCAACTTTTTGGATAGCCACATCAAGGATTTAATTCAAGTGCGCGAAGAAGCCTTGCGGCGGCCTTTAATGGCTTCACCATGGTCACTTTGTAAATTTCTTGGCCATGGCAAGCGTATTAATAGCGCGTGGATAGCCGCCGGTAGGCCGGTGTTGGCGCACTATGGCGGCGATATTCGGCATGAATGCGAAATGTTTCTAACCGGCGTTGCCGATAACCACCACGGCCAAATAACGGTTGGCCTGGAACGTACCTATCGCAACAACATAAAAACCAAAGCGCGGATATCGGCGGCCGTAAAACAAATAGTTGCCGGTGGCATGGATAAGAAAGAAAGCAAGAAAGCGCACGAAAAACTAGCGGCCGATATCGGCAAGCTGTTGAAATACGCCGCCGATATTGCGTCGCTGGAAACATTCGATAGGTCCATCACTACACGGCTTGTGGCCATCCTTTCACGCATCGGCTAGCGGCCAATGGCAACCGGTGGCCGCTATTGGCCGCCGGTGGCTTCTTCTTTCTCCGGGCCATCATCGAGCAAGCCTTCAGCTGTTAAGTGGCTCACGAGCTGCCCCAGCGCCTTTGGCGAATTATTGGCAGCAAAAGCACGCACTAGTTTTCGTGCTTCTGGATTAACCAAAAAAGCGGCCTTGCGGGCGTCGTTGCTACCAATTGACTTAAAGTAATCTCGGGCCTTATCAATAAAGCCTTGCTTAAATGCTGGTGCTGCTTCCAGGCTTTTCAACGCCGTTGCATCCCCAAACAATTTCTCAATTTTTGCGGTTGCTTTGAGGGTTGCTGTGAGCATCTTACCGTCGTTCACCATGCGTGGATCCATCTTATTGATTGCGGCATTGAATACCTTAAGATCGATATCATTAGCTCCCCTACGAGCCCCTGCTAGCGCATCAGCGACTGCCTGCGCCTGGACGTTGCGGAAAATCTGCGGATTAATCTCATCTAGTATTTTTTTGGCGTTAGTCAGACCAGTACCCGTTAATTTCGTTAATCTCCCGTAGATTTCTTCGGGTATCAACTCACCTTCGCTTTTACGCCCGATCAGTGCGCCAAGCGACGATTTACGGACCTGATTTAATTCGTCGCTCGCTACAGCATAATCTTGTCGGGTTGCCCTAATTTTTTGCGCTGCTTTTGGCACCACTCCGGTACCCAAAGCCGCCGTGTCGTCCAATATCTCAAGCACTTTGCGTTTGCCATTGTCGGCAAATGCTTTGCTTTGGCTGACGGTGCCTTTCTGGCCAAAAATATTTGTACGCGAGCCACTCCCGGTAAATGATACCAACATATCTGATGCTTGAGTAGCGGTCATGTTATCGGGTAAATTTTCCTTAAATAACTTCACGGTCCTATGTTGCGCCCGGTTGCCAGCAATTTCCAAGGCACCCCCTAGCCGCTCAATTTCCTGATCAGCAAATTCTTTCAATTTTGTGGTTTTAAAAATCGGTTGGTTGCCGGTCATTTCCGCAATCTCACCAAAGGATTTCTGCCAGCGATCATTGCGCACGCGCTTCATGTTGCCCACAGCTTGCGAGTAGCTGTTAACAATGTCGTTGCCGATGTTTAGCGCCCCGCCGCCGCCTTTGGCTTCCTGTGCGACCACTCGTTCAATTTGTGCGCTTTGTGCCGCTGCCAAATTATCCCGGGAAATTCTTCCCTTTGTGGTGCTATCGACTTGCCGAATGTATTCTTCGCCCGTGATTTTAGAGTCAACCAAGTTGCTTTTTGGTACGGAGATACCCGTGAGAGGATCACTTTCCAAGCCATCATTGAGCAATTTGATAGGATCTTTTTTAGCCTCAAATTTGAGGTTGTCTTTTAACCCACGCAGCCCTCTCCCGGCAACACTTACCACTGCTTGAGCAGCTGCCCCAGCACCAGCACCCGAAGCTATGTTCAACAAACGATCAGCCGAGCCACCATCAGTAAATTGGACAGCACCTGTAGCGCCACCAACACCTGAAGAGATCATTACCTGCTTGAGAGCAGTTTTACCCGCCAATGAGATCCCGCCACCAAGTAGTAATTCAGGGCCGTATTGGCCTATGACTTGCCCAGCTCTACCTAGTACCGATTTACCAACTTCTGTTTGATCAAAAAACCGTCGTTCTTCGAGCGACAGAGCGGTGTAATCGGCCAATTCTTTGTCAGTGACAGCACCAAAGGTATTGCCTAGGGCCAGAGTGGCTTGCTTAACGCCTTGCCCGCCACGCACCATGCCGCTCCCCACGCCAATTAAGACTTTTTCAGCGCCTGAAATAATCTCTTCATTCGACGGCAAGGGACCAGTTCGGGTCTTACCAATCGCCGATAAGAGACCAATAGGCGCTGTGGCTTCTGAGGCTGCTTTCTTTTGCTCTAAAAATTTAATACGAGCTTCTTTTTCGGGAGATAACATTCTCGCCATTTCAGATGCTTGCGGGATCAGATTTTGCGGCGCTGGCACTTGCTCTGGAACTGCCATAGTCGGTCTTGCATCTTCAGCTATCGCGGCAACTCCAAGTTGCTGTGAATCTGCTTTCTTTTGCTCTAAAAATTTAATGCGAGCTTCTTTTTCGGGAGATAACATTATTGCGCACCTCTTTCCGCGTACAAAGCGGCCAATTCATCTTCATCAGTTTTTGTATAACTGCCAGTAGCTTCCGTAGCTGCTGGGGCGGCCGGAGCTGCTGGGGTTGCCGTAGCATCCGTAGCTGCTGGGGTTGCCGGAGCATCCGTAGCGGCTGGGGTTGCTACATATTCTGGACTATACCCTGGCACATTGATTCCGAGTTCTTGAATCAATATAGCGTCTGCTTCCGACATCTCATACTCATATCCGACGATGGTATCATATTTCTTAAAATACGCTGATTGCGCATCACGATTCTTTAAGTTGTTTTTTGCCAAGTCATTCAACAGTTGAATTTTGCGAATGTTTTCTTCTAAAGGCAAACCTACATCGAAAGACGCCTTTAGCACTCTGGTCCCTTCTTTCTCGGTGAACGCAGCACCCATGGTTGCTCTCAATGAGCTAAATACACTTTGTTCTATTCGTTGCTTAAGAGCGCGTAATTTTGAAGTGAGGAATTGATCAGGTAAAATATCATTAAGAAGTTCGCCAAGACGTGTTGTGTCAAAGCCACCCTCTTTAATCATTGCATTCAAATCCACGATGGCATCATCGTAATTCCGAATATTCATGATAGCTGGACCCCTTTCAATGTTTACCCACTTGTCGTCTCTAGCAGCGAATGTTTTGTTCATGCTTTTAGCATAAACATCTCCGCCACTCTGATCAATATTAACCAAACTCGCGCTAGGCATTGCCTGCCCGTCCACAAGCACTTCCCTCGTGCGTTGATTTATAGATACTAAGGTGGGCACACCGTCCATAAGCATTGTTTTCTGCACGAGAACATCAGGCTCAATAGCGCCCATGCTTACCCCAACAGCGCGTACCTTTTTGTTGTATTCTGTACGCCCCTCTATATTCAGATCCATATAAGCCCTACTGTGTGTAACATCAGCATTTGGATTAGCCGCAAGCTTGTCAGCGATTCGTTTTTTCATTACCGCATCCTGCTCCTCGATGGTTTTTCCTTCTAATTGATCGGTGACTATCGCGAAGTCCTGATAAAGCCGTTTCTCAGAAGCCACCTTGGCGTCTGCATCAGCACCCGCTTGATTGCGGTCTTCAGCAAGTCCTTTGATTGCGACGCCCTCTTCAGTAGCAGCTACTTTACGTTTCTCAAGATTATTTTTCTCCTGTGCTAATTGATTTTCAATCCCTTGTTGCGCTAAAACCCCAGCGGCTTTCTGTTGCGCAACGCCCTTCGCTTCAGCGGCCGCTTTCGACTCCTGAAAGTTTTTCACGGCCCCTTGCAAGTCAACCGGAGCAATTCTAAAATCTACTTGTGGTAATACAGCCATCTTTAAATCCTCTAAATTAATTAATTGTTACTTTACGTAGCAGGCTAACTGCCTAAATAGCTACCCAAAACACCACCACCCGCTCCAACTAGATTTCCAAGAGCAGATGTCTGATTTTGCGCAGCGCCTATAATGGAATTCGCTTGATTGGCTCCGGCACCAACAGTTGTTTGGGCGCGGCCAGCGGCATTATTCTCACCAAAACCAGCCAAAGAAGTACCGGCTGCCTGCGCCGAATCGCGAACATTGGTCAAGTTGTTAAAATTCTGTTGCGCATTTTGGGATGCGAGCCCAGCGTTCATTTTTAAAATACTAGCCAGCCGAGTGCCGCCACCTACGCGCCCCGCTAATTCGTTTTCCAAACCTAAAAGTCCCTGCTGTTGCGCAAATTGCTGCGAGGGGCTATTGGCTTGAGTTGCTTGAGCCGCTGCTTGCGCTTCTGGGCCATTGGCACCAGTTAAATCTGCGGCTAAAGTGGCCGCACCCGCACCTGACGCATTATAAGGATTCAAGATACTGCCCGTAATAGCCCCTTGTTCTTCCTGGATTGTATTCGCGGCATCAGCGGCTTCTTGTATCTTCTCGCCAGCTTTAAGCGATGCGTTTTTTGCCGTGCTACCTGTTAATGCCTTAAAAAAATCGCCCATCAGTTACTCCCTCGTATCAATGATTTTATTTCGTCAAGGTTGCGCAACATATGTTCTTGATTAGTTTCAAGCCGTATAACAACCTTGTCTATATGTACAGTTAAATCCTCAACTTCAGATATCGCAATATCTGCTTTATCTATTTTTTCTTCATTTGCTAGCACCTTCGAGTAAAAAATACCTGAGGTAAATATGATGGTTATCATCAAAGCCAGTAGCGAATATTTATTTAATATGTTCATTATTCTGCTCCCACGTAGTCAGCCACTATGGCATCTAAAGTCCCTTGGTCACTAGCAGCAGCAACTAGACCTTTTGACTGCGTAAAGGCACCTAAGCGCGACTGTCCCATCGCCAATATGCTCGCATGTAGCAGCGACAGGTCCGATTCGCTGTCAATAGTGATCGCCGAGGTGCCATCAATCGACGGTATCAACATCGGGTAACTCAAAAATTGCTTAGCGCCAATGATATTCGCCCAATTAGCTTTGGCCTCCAAATTAAGTGCCACGGTCACCCCATAGCCACTCAAAAATCCCTTTTCAAGTTTCTCCAAATAAGCATCATCGAGCTGCTTAAAAGCAACCTGTTTTAGATACTCCAAATCGAGTATGTCGTGGCTGTTGATAATGTCAGTAGCTATTTGTAACGTAGCATCATCAAGCACTTCGGAGAAGACTATTGAGAGTTTCCCAGCCGTCATTACTACCGAATCAAAGTCGTTGATAGCGGCCGCGAGCTCCCGGTGTAGCTTCGAGGCATTAATCGTGGCTGTATCTATAATTAAATCTAAGTTATACATCAGTTTCTATCCTTTAAATTAAGCAACACGAATCAACTCCAAACGAGCATCATACATTGTGCGGACTGTTCCACCGCCAGAAGAACCTACTTCTAAATTAAAATTTTGAATCCCCGGATTTAACTCAACATCTATAAAACCGCCAGTGGAATTTTCCTGGTCAGTTCCGCTAAACCCGCCAGTTCTCGCGTCGCTACCGCCTGAATCTTTAAATTCTAACCTTAAATAGTGGACAATTTCGGGCGTTCCATGGCCACCTGAAGCTGCTCCAACAGCAATTAGACGGCAAATTATGTCGCTACCAGTATTATTTGAGGCGAATCCGTAGCTCCATGATAGCTTGTAAGTGCCAGCATCGAGGATATTCGCGGCTAGATTCAGATGAGTTACAAAGGCGGTACCTGTAGTCGTTGTAGGCGAATTTTCTATAGCATAAAACCGCGCATAAGGAAATGGCAAGTGGCCTGTTGAAAGGCCATTGTTAATTAAATCATTATGATCGTTCGTATGTATTAAAGGATCAGCGATATGAGCATCAATGGTGGCATGATCGTTTGTACCAATCCCTAAAATATTTCCATGCTGTATTGTATTCTCTAAAAAATGAATAGGAGCTGCCGAAAAATGCCCCAGCGCAAAAGTCAGCGCAAGGTCAATATCACTATGCGAATTGGTGCCGATATTTAAAATATTGCCGTGATTTATCGCTCCTTCGTGCTGTAAAATGTTGCTTTGAGCAACTACATTGTCATCAAGCGTATCCGTGCCATTAACAAATTCGGCTAATTGGCAAGGAGGATTATTTATTTTTACTGGTCTAGTCATTTTAGATCACCGGTATGTCGCAAGTGGATACGCCGTCAGCTAATAACACCTGCACGGCTCCCAAGGATATAGGCACACTACAAGTGGATATGCCGTCAGCTAATAAGATATTTATTGACCCACCCGAGCCGCCGCCAGCGCCAAATAGCACCCATGAGGTGTCGCCAACTCCTTCTTTGCGATACGTTTGGGCGTTATTTCGGAGCCCTAAGCTCCCGACAGGTGCGGCGAAGCCGGGCGCTATTGACGGATCAAAAGTAAACGGGACCACGGCTACATCATCACTTAATGACAAGCCGGGAACTTCGTAAAAATCCTCAAAAATAACCTCAGACATTAACTATAAGTGTCCGTCATTGTGCGTTTAACCGATACCGAAATGCCATTAGTTGACATCATCCGTAATCGCATTAAGCCACCAGAAATATCTACAACTGGTCGTTGGACACCAGCAGGTACCGGACCAACACGAATGCGGCCGTAAGTGTTTCTGTCAGTGGCTCCGAGGCCGTTATGAGTGGCATCAACATAAAATGTTTGGACGTTGCCAGGGATCGTATCATCCTCGATAGAGACCCTCCAAGTCACAATATCAATGTCAGCAACGGGTACGGATGCTATTGTTGTTAAAGCAACAACTGCGGCTGTTTTGGTCACTAAGCAATTGTCTAGTAGCGAATCAACTGCTACACCAAGCAAATCCAAACTCTGAGTTAAAGTCTGGCCATCAACTAAAATGGTGCTGGTGTACATGCGGTCGCCTATGGCAGCATCGAGCGCATCTATGTTGGCGTTGACAGGCTGTACGGATATAACGTTGGTGCCAGTGACTTCATTGCCCAGTTGAGTTGCTATGGATTCAATAGACGCCGATAGCGGCTCTAAATCCGTTACATAGGTATTGTTCGTATAAAGACGGTCCCCGATGGCGGTATCTAAGCCGCTAAGAGCGTCCGTGAAGTCCTGCGCAGCAACTAAAACATTAGTGGATGAATATACACCATCACCTTGTTGTATATCCAGTTGATCCAGGTTGGTCGTGACATCGGCAGAGTTCAGTACCTGATTCTGTTCAGTGAATGTCAAGGTGCCTATGGCAGCATCTAATTCGCCAATGGCATTTGTTGATGTGCCCATAGGGGTAATGATGTCATTACTTGAATAAACAGGTAACACCGAGCCAGCAGATGGCTTGCCAATAAAGTCACGAATAAACTGAATTTCAGCATTCGAATTAGCTGTGGTCTTAACCCATTCAGTGCCCGTGTAGTTGTACCGGCAGCCTTCCTGAGTTCCTCGATTCACTAATAAATAGTCACCATCTGCTTCCATTTGAGAGTCAACAGTTAATGTTAGCGCACCTGAAATTCCGCCTACTATATAGACGTTTTCGGCACCTACAGTCAAATTTGTGATCAGCACGCGGTCGGATGCAACAAGCACCACGCCGTCCAATTCATCAGCAGCTACCATGGCTAATTCAACGGCCGCGATATTCGCGTAAAGCGTTTCATCGACGATTTCAACGGGCGCTCTAAATTGGCTTAAGCCAGCGGCTACAGCATCAACATAGGCACGAGTAGCGTCTTGTTGCCAATCAGTATTATCATTGCCAGCAACACTGATTTTTTGCCACGTTTGTAGCGAATCAGTTGCCGCATCAACTTGTTGATACGTGGTACCTAAAACCGCATTGTCTTGTTCGGCTCCATCACCACCTGGAACGCCCGTTCCAGATAAAATGCTCGATTGCCGCAGCAAGTTATCATCAAGGATAACAATGCCCGATACTACTTCAAATTCATCCATTTCCTACTCCTTAAATTATAATTGCGCGACCTGATGACATAAAGTCATTCGCCGAGTTGTTTGTTATCGTTATGAGCCACTGCCCAGCCATCGTAATGGCCACCGTGGTCACCATGTTTCTTAAGTTGCCTCGCACTTCCGTCAACGTCTGCGCAACACCCCCTGAAGGCAATTGAGCACGCGCAGTAAGATGATATCCGATGCCTAAATTGTCGGTAGCATCGTTGCGAACATCAGCCTGTAAATAAGCTCCAGTGGTGATGATGCTGGTATAGACAATTATTTGCTCGCCAATTAAGACAGGCACATCAAACCAAGTTTCAGTACCTTCTACGTCTATCAGCGGCGGCGGGACCGGAGCGGTAACCATAGCCGCTATGTTATTCACGGTGTCCGTAATTTCTTCCAGGTGCCTCACTGATCGTTCAGCCAGCCGCAAATCCTCAGACAGGTACTGATCGTCCCTACGTGGCGGAATGAGCCGCTCGATAGTCATTAAGTAATCCCAGGGGTGATATCGATATCAAGCCGTTGAATATCCGCAACACCCATTTCATCGCTCCGAAAATTAAATAGGATCGAATAAGGTACCCGGCCGATACGATAAAACTGAATTCGTTTTAAGTATTCTTCAAAATTGCCCATAGATACAGTCCCAGCATCTTTGTAAGTGTTTCCACCATCAATACTGAATGTCAGGGCCATCACTGGCCGCTCTTGTGGGTCGGCGTCTAAAGGCAGCTTGCGGCTAACGCCCGTGCCCCTTGATGCTGCCAATTCAACGCGCGAGATAAGAAATACATTAGATTCATTGTAAACGTAATCCGTAGAAAATTCCCGCTTAATAGACACTCCAAATTCTTGTGTTGCGGACCTTGAAAGTATCCCTAAAATGCCATTCTCAGTCGTTTGGACCAGCGTGTTTCCTAAGCTGCTGACCACATCTGATATGATACTTACAGTCCTACCGGGGCTTTCAATGCGATGCCAGATATTTTGGCCACTCATTTTTGATGCCGTCGAATTGTAAACAAATGTCTCATTTGGGAATGACCAAGCAGCAAAAAAGTCGCCATCTTGTCCCCACGAATAAGCCACAACAGCCGATAATTCTTCAATCGAATAACTTTGTATTGCCGAGTCAATCGCTTTATTACTGATTTTAATAGCAGTGCCGGAGCCACCAGCGTAAATAGCGGTATTATCAAATGGGCCATTGCCAAGCCACATGAAAGTTTCTTCAATCAAAATGACGCTGAAACGGCTGCGCAGTCCCTTGTTTATGGTCGCACCGGGTACACGGCGGTACGGGAAGGGGGTTGTGCCTACGTTGCTAAATTTATCGATGCTTTCGGTACTGAAAGCAACTAGCTCATCCTTCACGCGCATGACACGAACTAGCGGATCACTGGCCGAAAAAACATCCTCAAAAGCGAGCGGATCAAACGCCCTGCCTAAATCCAGGGCTGTTGTAGGATGAGGCGATCCCACAAACAACTCTCGGGCAGACGCATAGATAAATCTAGCATCCGCAAAACTCACTGATAAGATACCACCAGGGAACCTAGAAGCATTTTCCAAGTATGTAGCATCCGTAATTATATTTAATTCATGTGTCGTTAAGTCCAAAAAGTAGCCGGTTAATCCTGGCGGTTGAATGACCATCGTTACGCCATTTTCAGCAAATGTGCAACGACCAGCACCCGCTATGTCGCCCAGCAACGTGAAGGTGTTTAAGCTATTCATGAAAAACAATTGATTGCCATTCACTAAATAGATGCTATCAGTTGATTTCACTTTAATGAAGCCCCTACCAACACCTGAACCGATATCCAGTGATGCTTCAATGCCCGGTGTGCGCCTCAAAGAAACTTGAGATAAGCCGCCTGGGAGCTCCAAAATTGACTGACTGAGATTCGTGGACATCTTTTGGATTAACGATGTGTCCCCTTCTTCATATAAGCCACCAAGTGGCACATTTACTGTTTGCATTAAAGAGCGACTCTTTCCATAACCAATGTTGCGTACAAGTTTTCGGACGGACCAAAGGCCGCCACATCTAATCCACCCCATTGAACGACCGCGTTGATGGTACTTACATTCGAAAAACGCTGAATTGAATAACTATCACCACCGGGGGGGACGACAAATTGTCCATTAATGGTGGTTGTAGCCGAAGATTGAGCCCCATCGGCAGCCAAGCCGCCGGGGGTGCCTATATCAAAGTTTCGCCCGGTAGTCCCGAGTAATACTTGCGTGCCCGAAGTAACATTAAACAGTCGGACGGAATATATTAGTTGTGCGGTCCCAGCACCTGTTATACGCTCCATCATGACTCGTGTATCAAATTGGATGTTGTAAGTGCCCGGCTCAAGCGTAAAAGTATTATTGGCGGCCAAAACACAGATTGATGCCGCATCTAGCTGCTTATCGTTCAGTGTTTGTGTTTCATACGAAAAGGCACCTTGTGGATCACCATTGCCACCATTAGCAGCTACAACGTGACGAATAACTACACGATCAACTGGAATAATCACCCCAGGAAGCGGTACGAAAACTAAGGCATCCTCGGCCGGATTAACGATAGCCACACTGCCCGCAGCACCTACATAGTCAATAGGCGTATCCGTAAGCTGTAAGAAATTCTGATCAGGTGGTATCAAAGCCGCAGGCAAATCTAGCGCCCTCCAACGGCTATTGGCTATATCATAAGTCGCTACTTGGCCGTTAGTAGGCGCATCCAAAGTAAACCAATTAAGTAGCTCATTAGTGGTTGAGGTGCTTAAATCAAGCGGCGGAATGACCAAAGGATCCTGGAACTCAAAAGCCGTTGCCAAGGCATTGACAGCCACTACTTGGCCGGGGGTGCCTATCATATTTGGAGTATCCGTAAGCTCCAACAAAGTGGTACTAGAATCCGCACCACCTGTTATAATACCAGTAGTTTCACTATACGCTAAAAACTCATCCAGCGGCGCTAACCGCAAACGGGGACCATCAGCTACCAAAATTGAGTCGCCTGAGTCCAATTCAGCGGCTGTTATGTTTAGTAATTGCGAAGCATCTATTTCAGACATTTTTAGCACCTTTAAAATTGTTATTATTGCTCATTAGAAAACCCCGTCGCCTTCATTGCTGTTTATCATGGACATGTATTAACGAACAACGTTGTGTAGCGACGCTCGTCGATGCTGTTCCCATGTACGTAAAAATGTTCCAGTGTCGAATCAGCCGCAAGACCCGGCAAGTTTCCTTCGCCTATATTCAGACTAAATGGTAAGCCATCAGTATCGCGCAGTACGGCCGTTGATAAATCATATGGTGTTGACATATCTGCTTGTAGCAACGTGCTGCCAAAGTTGTTAATATATAACCGTTCGCCAGAATTCGTCACAAGGAAATCAGTTGGATCAGGTCCGCCGCCAATGAAGCTGAATAAATCTAAGGTGGTTGGGAAACCAATTCCCACCAAACTGTTCGGTGTGGGCAATGGAAAGGCACGCAAAAAGCTGTTATCATCTAGCAGATAAAGCCAGTTTCCATCGTCCGAGAATTTCGCACGGATAGCGGAACTGGTTGTTGCGAAAGTTTCGTCCGGTGTCAGTGTTGATGAATCAAAAGCAGTGCTTAAAGTAAATCGCCGCACGGTGGAGTTTTCAACCAGAAGCATTATGGTGCCATCTACGGTTAAGCTTACGCCTTCTATTGTACCCGTGCCAAAAAATTCACCATTAGCGGCCAAAACGCCAGTGCTTAAGTCATTTGGTGTGCCCATTACCATTCGCCTAACCCTACCGGATCCGCCACCAGCAAACGGTTCGACCGTATAATGGTTTACGCCATCAGGTGAAATATGTACACCGTCTGAGGTTGATTCAAAGCCGGTCGAGAATATATCGACTTGCTCCGCCATAGAATCCAGGCAACCGAAGCCAAAAGGCACAAAAGGTGGCGCGCAGGCAACAGCAAAGGTGCTTGAAGCAACGAACATGCCTGTCATTGTACACCATTGTAAGGTATCGCCAGACTGGATATCGGTACAGTCAACATCAGACAAGCCACATAAGGTGCTTGATCCGCCGCCGCCGCCGTCACCGCCAGAGGTAAATGCGGAGCTGCTTACAAGCCGCGAGCGGCCATTATGCACCACAGCAACCTCAGTCGCATTATCGGTTACATCACTGGGTAAAATCCGCAGTAAATTCCTTTGCTCAATTTCTGACATTAATGATTCTCCGAGTTTTTAGGGTCGCCTGTTAATATAATGTTGCCTTGCTCATCTGTTAAGGTATGCCCGCCATCCGTTACGGCAATTCCTGGGTTTCTGCTGCCAGCGAATTTGCGGCCTCTGAAGCTGTGGAATTGACCATGGACGCCAGTACCTAATGGCATATTTGCTGGTGGCATGTTAACAGGTGGTCGCTGATTCGCCTTTAAGTGATTTTCGTAGGCTCGCTCCGCAAAGGCAATAATGGAATTACTTGGAGTTATGCCGAAACTTGAAGCAACTGATAGGGCCAAATGAGTCACGATTAGCTGCTCAGAAGCTATATCAAGACCGGTTTCATCAGCAGCCGATGTGACCAAATTGGCCCCTAAGTGGATGCCTTGAATGTCAAATTCAGCTACTATGCGGTTATAATGCCGCAACGCTAAAGCTACTTCATCAGCCGTCAAATCAGTTTCTGATGCGCGGACTTGAAGTGATTCTAAAGCGTCTTGGACGATAATTCTAGCTGTTGCCATCTACTTGTGGTTCCTTTTGAGTTGCTGGATGATACCGCTCTGGATGTGGCTCATTCCATACGTCGGAGGCTTTTAGATGCTTCTCGATCTTGTGACGCACCTTTCTTAATTTCATGTCGATAGTGACGTTGATGCCAAAGACTTCTTTGCCGAATTTAACCAATCTAGCCTTGGATAATACATTGTAATTTAAGCTGATAGCGGATATCTCTTTCATCGCATAGGCTTTATCCAAAGTGGCTTGATGATTCTTCATTTCACACTCGTCATTCTCGCCGCATTTCTTACTTTCAGTACATTCAGTACATTCACTTACCATGATTTCTGAGACCCATTCGGCAATCTCAACTCGCCATCCGAGTTTCTCGTAATCGCTGATTTTATCATCAGTAACAATTGCGGATTCAAAAGTGCCATCGGGTTTTTTGTTGAACATGTACTGCCGAAAAATCTTAACTTTACTTGTACTTAATTTCATTACTTTGCCTCGTTTTGAATTAGGGGGTTTGGTTGTTTAAAGTGCCTGAGTTGCGCCAGTTAGACGCAACTCCATAACACTATCTAGTTACTACTTTAAGTACCGGAATACCTAACTATAAAATGAGGGTTTTGTACAAGTACACCCCAAAGTATATCTAGCCGGTATTCTTCAGCCATGTTGCTGAAAGTACTGGTTTTGGAAACAGTCAGATTAAGTCCCTTATAGGATTTAGTTGAGCTGTTAACCGCTTTACTTGTCGGATCTGAGAATTTGCCAAACGCTATAGAAACAGCATTTTCATGCATACTCATATTCTGAACTAAAACCTCATTTTCAACACCAACCATATTCATAGGTGCCAAATCAGCAGGCGCGGCGCTTACCGTCCTATTCGGACCACTAACTATCATGGCGGGAGAAATCGAAATTGCCATTTCACCGGCACCATCAGCAGTTATGTCACTCAGAACAACAAATGTTTGCAGATCAGAAGTAGGCGTTTTGCTGGCTTTTCCCAATACACGGAATACACCGTCTATGGTAAAGCTACTACCAGCAGTTATGGTGGATACACCAGCCGTCCAACCTGAAGTCAAAAGCGTCTGATTAGATACTTCATCCAGGTGAGCTGAAAGCATAACATCCTGCGCGGCACCATTAATAAGTGGTGTAGCAGCACCAGCATGTAAGCCATTGGTGTGGATCGGGGTACGGATCGACTTCATGATAGATTGCCCTGAAATTTCACCAACATATGCAGCCTGGATGGCATTTTTTGCGATACTGGTTACAAAGACAGTTGTTAAAGCTGAACCAAGATTACCTGAAACGCGGGGGCTAACGATAAACTTGCGCTTCATATACCCTGACGGAATGCTCATTTCATCTTGAAATATGTCCAAATCTGACACATTTCCAACGGTGACAGGCCCAACAGATGGTGTTAATGGATTAACGAGGCTGTAAGTATTTTGGTACATAGTGGTTGCGATGTCGGTTTCAACATCATCCAAGAGCGTCTCACAAGCAGTTTCAACATAACCACGCAAATATTCTTCACGCACATTATGCGCCAATTCACGACGACTGATGGTGAAGGAAATATGTCTATGTCGGTTAAGAGTTAAACGTACGCTGCCTTGTTCTATGTCATTACGGAAGCCAGCAGGGGCATCCAAATCGGCACCCTCACCAGACTGCATGTAAATGCTTTTCGGGATGCGAATTGAGTCGCCGCGTTCGTTGTTAAATGTATTGTTGTGGCGAATTTTTATGCACTTGAGAATTGTGCTATCCGTCATGATCAGCGCGAGCGCTGTGTTGCCGATGTAATCGGTGGTTGAAAAAATATTTGGGCCAGTAGCCATGATAAATTAATCCTATAAAAAAGTTGTTTGTGTAAATCGGGTTTCTTTTTAAGGGGCTAATTCTTAACAAAAGGGGCCGTGAGGGTTTGCGTTCCTGTGGCTGCAAGCGAATTCTGTGGTGATATAGTCTCAAGGGCCGCGCTGCGCTTCTATTAATTACCGAGCGGGTAATAGTATAACTACTTCTAGCTATGTACCGTTCGTCGGTTACGTGTGTTTGTTAATGTAAGTTCTCAGCGCGACCATAAAAATAGTGTTGAATTTTATATCTGGAATAGTTTTTTTATTTTCTTTTTCTATTTTCAAATTAATTTCGCGAAT